CATCGATATCACCTTGTGTGAAAAATCTAAAAATGTTTGTAAGAAAATATTTCTCAGCTTGAGATAGTCTATTCTTCCAATCTTTCACATCTTCTGCCATTGGTACTTCAGTATGCAACCAATGGGATTGTTCGTGTTTTAACCATGCATCGTAGCACCAACCATACCGAAAGGGCTTAAAGTAAGTTCTTTCATCTGTTAATTTTAATTGATTATGTAATTTTTCCATATTTTTTACCTTTTTTAATCATCCTTTTTCTCATACATTACTGTGTTTGTGTCGCCAAGAGCCCATTTAGAATCAGTTTCTACTGACCATCGTTTAGTGGCTACTCTAAAATCTGACATCTTCAATTCTTTTGGATTACTACTTGGTTCTAATATTAATATACGGTTGTTTGGTTGTGTTGCAAACTGACCGTTATCTAACTTAACAAAATTATATGATTTGTGGTCTTCGATATCTTCACTAAAACCAGTATCAAGTATATTGAAATCGGGATGAGCTGAATCAACTGTGAACATATACTCACCATATGCCCAGCCATCAGATTTTAATTTAACTTTACATTTCATTGACTGTAACTGTGCTTTTTTAATAACAGTTATATCATATGATAAACAATCCCACAATTGCAAATAATCTAAAGGTAGAGGTTCACCAACAATGGGCTTCCAACAAAATGCATGTAATGGTAATTTATCATACAATGCGCCATAGTTGTTTAGATATGCTTCAATACGAAATGCTTGTCCTCTTAGTGATTTAATACTCACCCACCAACAAGATTCAAGTTCTCCATGACCTTTTTGAAAGTCATAGAGGAACTCTTTACGAACAAAGCATCTTACCGGAGGAAGATTAGCGACAATGTGTGCCATTATATTCTTTTTCTTTTATAATTTCAATGTGGGAATTATTCACAGGCCAAACATCCTTCTTCTGTAGAAGCAAGTGCCTTCAAATTCAATTCTTCGATGATATGTCGTTCAATTTTCTTTGATACTTTATCTGCCTTGGCCAACTTCTCACTTCTGCAATAATATAATGTTTTCAAACCTTTTTTCCAGGCCATAAAGTGTACTGCATGTAGATATTTAATGTTTACATCTGGCCGAAAGAAGAGGTTAATGGATTGCGCTTGGTCAATGAAACTTTGTCTGTGAGCTGCATGGTCCACAACCCATCTTTGGTCAATCTCCATACTAGTTTTGAACACTTCTCTTGTGGACTCCTCAAGAAACTCCAAATGTTGTACCGATCCGTCATTAGCAATAACACTTGACCAGATTTCGTTATAGTCGATTGTGGCATTGTCTTCACACTTCTCCTTTATAATTTTATCCAACCATTTGTTTTTGTTTAAGTGCGAACCAGAAATGGTGTCCTGTCTATACGCATTGGCTCGATACGGTTCAACACTAGGTGAAGTGTTACCCATAAGAATACTAGAACTAGCATTAGGAGCAATAGCCGTAACATGACTAAACCTGCGACCCGTACCTTTGGCATCTGGTGCTTCACCTCTTTCACTACCCAATTGAATATTAGCTTCATCTAATTTTTCTTTAATGTGCTTAAAGATTCTGATGTTTGCTGATGTGGCAAGCGCTGACTCCCAAATAATTGCATTACGCTGTAGGTAAGCATGAAACCCAAGAGCGCCAATCCCAATGCTACGCTCCCGTTGAGCAGAAAATTTTGCTCTGGAAATAGAATCTGGAGCATTATCAATAAAATACTGTAACACATTATCAAGCATTTCTGCAACATCTCTGAGAAAGAGTTTGTCGTTTTTCCACTCATCATAATACTCCAAGTTCAATGACGATAAACAGCAAACAGCAGTTCTTTGTTTATCAGTCGGTAATATAATTTCAGAACAATTGTGTACTAAAATATTATTGGCATAAAAGTTATGATTATCATCAACTGTAATATCATACACATCTTCTTTCACATTCAAATAACTAATTTTTATTGCCATATTTTCTTCCTTTATACCACCCATCACCGGGGTGTGTTTTTGATTGTTTGACCGTTCTTAATATATCGTTACTGTACCACATTTTGCCAATATTAGCATCAGATAGAGATTTCTTATGATCCGATGACTTAAATCTACTCAACCTATCTAATTCCTCAACAGGCAGATTCAGCTCACTAGATAAACCAATCTTGAAACTGTTTTGATAATTGGAAAATCTATTCTTAGAAAAAAACTTAGGTATACCATCATATTTATTTCTCAGTTTTTCTAGCATATTTCTATAAGTAAAATCTTCTTTTTTTGTGTATGTATTAAAAATTAAAACACATTGCTCTAATATAAAATCATCGGAATATCCAGACCATCTACCGTTTAATTCCTTTGTAGAATTAAGTGTTACTTTTGATAGCCAATCATCATATTTTTCATCAGGAACTATCCACCCACCACAACCTCCAGGTTTTGCATTATAACCATGAACCATAGTGTTGTATTCGTTAATCGTTTCTTCTTCAATCCTTCTACAATCTTGAATACATAGATCATCAAATAATATTTCTTTACTGAATGAAATTTCTCCGTATTTTCTTATAGCTGAGTGAAATCTAAATGGACTTCCATTTTTAGCAGATGAGCAATGTGAATCCCATCGTTCATTTAGAGTTCTTTTTGTCATTCCAATGTATTTTTTACCATTAATGGTGTTTGTTATGCAATAGACTATCATTTTATTCCTTTAGTAAGTAGATATATCTATTTATAATTTTAGATTTTTCTACTTACTAAGTGTATCAAAGAATATCTAAGATATCGTCTTCTTTAAGTTCTTTTGCCATTACATAACCACGATTTTTAGTGTAAATTTTATGTTCTGGTGTGCATTTGATGCTTTTACCAGATTCTTCATCTTCAATAAGAATTAATTGTGAATTACGAGCAGTCAATGCGGCGTTTGTAATTTGACTATATTCTACAATTCCACTATTTAAGTTTTTGGATTCAACTTTAATAGCTTCACCTTCATTAAACAATGTAATAATTTCATCAAGTCTAATTGATTTCTTGTCGTTGTCGATGATAACAGCTACTAAATTATCACCAGTAAGACAAAGATTTGATTGCCTAATTTTTAGACCAAGGTCTTTTTGAAACTGAGGCATCATTCTATTGCTAGTATCTATGAAGTGTAGATACGGTTCGCCTGTGTGCATACGAATCTCTAAGATTTGTTGCCACAAATGTTTTGCTGATATTGTATCTTTAACTTCATCGGTATGTGGGTCTTTTAATTCCCATGTATCATCAGCATTTTTATCCAACATACACTTTTCAATCAAGTGCATAAAATCATCGGTGATATTGATGCCGTGATGTAGATTGAGTGTTCGCATATTGGGATCACCCGTTGGTTTTCTCATCTCTAAAAAGATAAGGATATCGGGATGAGAGATATCAAGATAAGCGGCATAAGAACCACGGCGAGTGCGACCTTGACGATATGCGAGGCTTGATGCATCATATGTTCGAAGATGAGGCATAACACCAACAGACTTATCATCGGTGCTACGAATACCAATTCCAATTCCTACTCCACCACCCAACATGGATAACCAATTTACTTCCGACAAACAATTGACAAGACCTTCTGATGAATCATCAAGATAAGGCAAAAAACATGATATAGGAAGGCCACGCTTAGAGCGACCAAAACTAAGAATGGGAGTAGAATAAGAAAGCCAATGCTTACTACTATATTCATAGAGCCTTTGTGCATGAATTTCGTTGGTGCCGAACGCTTTTGATACATATGCGAATCTCTCCTGTGGACTTACCTCGTCATTCTTCATGTAGCTTTCTTTCAATCTTTTCAAACCTAATTCATCAAATAAACCATCTCTTGTGTAGTTTACTTTAATGCCATGAACAATATCAACCATTAATTACTCCAACTTTATTTTTATTTTGTTATAAATTCATTTGCCATGGGAAATACCTTAGCAATCACTTTAGCACATTCTAGTGCTATTTCCATGTGTTCTTTTTGTGTTCCGTTTCCACTTCTAACCTGTAGGTAGTGAATCCACGACCTCAAGGTACCACTAACATAAAGCCGTGAAACTGTGAGACCCTCTGGCAATACTGCTCTTGCCTGTTCCTTGGCGATACCGTTATCTATTGCCCACTGATATGTATCTTTGGCAAGATCAATTAGTTGTTGCTGTTTATTTCTCCAAGCACCTGCCATGATTGTTTGACCATCATTCTCTGGGTCTAACTCAACACTGTTCTGTCTATTCTTGATGTCCTGTAACCTTGCTTCACGAATAACAAAGTCTAGATCCTTGGTTGGGTCGGAATACCTCTGGCTAAATTCACTGAAGGAGAATGATCTATGGCGAAGAATTTGTCTCGCTATGTCCCTGGTGGTTTCCACTTCTAAACAAACTGATGTAAGTTCTAATGGAGACCAATGTTGATGTTTAATCAAATAATTAATTAACTTCTCTGATGTCTCTGTATTAAGTTGATTTGCTGGATTAGAAATTCTGGCACAAAATGCAACCAAATCTTGCATATTTTGTAATCCGCATTCCGACATTTCTATTGATGGCTGGCTAAAACTGACTAATCGTACTTTCACTATGTTTCCTTTTTGAATGTTTTATTCCTATATGTCCTTGATTTGAATATAGACCACTATAATTTCCCCCAATCCCTGGATATGGTGGATTCCCATGTAATACTATATAATATCCTTTAGCGTGATGCCTATTAT